TCCTTCTACATAATCCCATTCGAATGTTTGGATATAAACATTTTTCCCAGAGATTATTTCTCCATTATAATCCCCCCCAACCTGTTTCCCATCTGCAATCCCTTCGATATTCTCTACATTAGAGATTATTGTTTCTTTTTCTCCTACAAACTCCCCAGTGATAGTTATAGTCCTGCCTGTCCCCATTATATCTAAAAGATAAGCTTTATCACTATCTTGCTTAGGCATTTGACTAAAAAACAGATTACAATCTTTAGAACTCCTCTCTGTTTTAACTATCCCTAAATCGAATCCATTAATTGTTGCCATATTCCTCCCTTTGTATTCTATTTAGATTATTAAGTATTTGTTGCTCTATTTGGAGCTGAAATGTTAGTGTTCTTGTTACCTCTTTCCTTAGTTCTTTTATTTCGTTAATTAATTCTTTTAATAACTTCTCCATAGTTTCCTCTCTAAAACTTTACTTACTTCTTCTGCTATTTTCTTTGTGTCTTGGCTGTTTCTTACAGAAGGATTATTTATATTAATTGTTATTCCTCCTTGATTTCCAAACATTTTTTCTGGGGTCTTTGTTGCAAATAAATAATCTTTTGGGTGTGTTTGAATTATTTGTCCATCCGGTTTTATTATTGCGTCATCTACTTTAACTGCTTTCCCAATAATCGGTATCTTACTTACTGCGTTTTTTATTGAATTATAAGCATTTCTTAAGGCATTTGCTATATTCCCTAAAAATCCTACTATTGAGTTAAATCTGTCTTTTATCCAATTCCACACTGGTCCTATAATATCTGTCCATATTGTTCTAAACATTTGACCTAACCAGTTAAAAACCATAGAGATTAAATCCCAAGAAAAGACTAATCCTTTCCAAATTATAGAGAATATTGAACTCCATAAACCCCAATAAAGTTTAAGTCCTGCCCAAAATATCTCAAATATAGGTTTAAGCAAGGTATTCCATACCCAAGAAATTCCTTTTCCTAATGTTTCAAATATAGGTTTTAATACGCTTTCCCAAACCCATTTAAGACCCTCTCCAATCCAAATAAAAAGAGCCTTTATTTCATTCCAAAAAGCGATTATAATCGCACCGACTACACCAAGAATTACTAAAATCCAGCCTCCTACTAAAAATAAAATTATTCCCCCTACTGCGAGCAATATTCCTGCCAAAATTCCAGCAACCCCTTTTCCGTGTTCTTCTACAAATGCTTTCGCACCCCCTTCTCTTGTCAATTTTGCTATAACATCCACTAACTTTGCTAATCCTTTTGTCAAATCATCAATTAAAGGAAGTAATGGGAGAAAAATAACTATAAATAGAATATTTAATAATTTTAATATTGGGCTTAATAAAGTATAAAGTCCTCCAAGAACATCTGCTAATATTTTACTTAATCCTAAACTTTCTACGATTCCTTGTCTTAAATTTTTAACTTCTTTTGTATTTTCTTCTGTTGCTTTTGTGTCTTTACTCTTTCCACTTCCTTCTCCTTCAATATTAAGAGGGACACTTATTTCAAATTGCTCCATTTTACTTTCCAAATAGACCTTTTAACATTTTAGACCAGTTATCCCAATATCCTTTTTCTTTCTCATTTTGTAATGTTATTAAACTTGTAATTTCGTCATCAGTTAAACTTCTCCAGTAATCTGAACTCTTTCCGAAGTTTGTTAAAAAAAACCAATCAAGATAGTTCTCTTGTAAATCTAAATCGTCTTGGTGGTGTCCTTTACTGAATTCTTTAATCAATCTTCGGATGTCTGTTTTTTTTTAGTCCAGTTCTCGTATTGGTTATAAAGATAGTCGATTACGTCTTCTGGTAGTTCTTCAAGGTCTTTTTCTTCTGTCTTAAAAGGTGCTTCAAAGATAACTTCACTTAAAATTGCTATTTGTATTCCAAGAGGGTCTGTTACTTCGCCTTTTACTTGCTGGTTTGAAATTCCTGTTTTAACAAATCTCTTTATCACATCTCTTCGCTTTCCTGATGAGATTTTATTCATTTTGACTTGTTTTGTTTCTCCATTAACCACTATCGGAACTTCCAGTATCTCTTTTACTACTTTCTCATTCTCTATCTTTATATTTGGTATGTCCATTTTTTCCTCCGTAATTTAGTTCAATCCTTTCAAATAATAAATAAAGGAATAATGTAATTTATTCTTCTTCTGCTGGTGCTGTTTCTGTTGAGTTTGTATAAACTGCACTTGTGCAACTATGAGCCCATCCACTACAATCTTCTTTTATGATTTCAGTAGGGTTTGTTGGTAGCGTATCTTCGTTCATATGAAATTCTGCGAAATTTAGTTCTAAATTATCTCCAGAACCATTTACGAATTCCATCCTTAAAGTTGCTATTTCACTCGTGCTCAAAAATGCTTTAAGTTGTATGTAGTCCTTAATCTTTGCTGTATAACTTACATTATACTCACGATTTTTAGATACTACTGCTTCTGCATATCTTGAACTAAGTCCATAAGACATTTCTGCGTTATTGTTAAAAGCAATCTCAAAGTTTTCAATACCTACTAATTCTTCTCCGCTTGGTGCTTCAATCTTTGCTCCTGCAAATGTGAATATATCTTCACTGTCTACAACATAAGCAATTTCGGTTGTTTCGTCTGGGTCTGCTTCGTATCTATAAGGCACTTCAAGAGAAAATCTAACCGCTTCGTTTACTGCACTTGTTATTGTACAAGAGTTAATAACTCCCCCAATTAAAGTTTCTGTTCCTTCTGTATCCCCAAAACTCATAACTCGCTTAATTGTTATTGTTGGTTGTCTGTTTTCTTCTGTGTATGTGTGTGTGTATGCTCCTACAGAGCCACCATCAGTTACTTTCCCTAAGACACCTAGTAACCAATAAGCATTTGACATAGTTCCATTTATTGTAGCACTTCCACTAAAATTCTTAGTTACTGTTGCTTCTGCGTTTCTATCTCCAACAGAATAAGCTCTTTCTTTGTTTTGGTTTCTACTTATTGAAATATCTACATTTCTACCAAAAGCTACATAAGTTTCACTACTTTCAGTGTGTTCTTCTGGTGCTTTTAGAAATTCCTCTGCACCTTCAAAAGCATAAGATACTCCCGCCTCCGTTCCTGCTATGAAATTATCTGTCATTTATTACCTCCTGTTTAAATTTAATTATAAATTTAACTCTCATCTTCTATATCCTCTACTTTCCATTTACTTATTAAATCTATTGACCTGTGGACTATTGAGTTATATTCATTATCTTCAATTAATCTTCCAATGTTTGTTACTTGAATAAACCTATTAAAATAAAAGTTCTTTGCGTTTTGTATTAATTTTGTTCTTATGTTATTTAAGATACTCTCTACTTCCCTATTCTTTTCTGCATAAATTACAATACTTATTAAAATTTCATTAATGTAATCTTTTGCTCCTAGACTAAGAGGAGTAGTATTAATAGCTACAACATCAAAACCTATTCTTGGATACTGGCTTATTGAAAGATTGTCTCTTGGATAATCAGACCAGATTTTATCTCCTATTCCTGTGTCGTAGGTTATCTCTAAAGTGCCTGTTTTAGGCGTTTTAAAGCTCACTACTGCATTTTCTTCTGTGTTTAGGTCATAATCATATCCCAATCTCAAAACTTCATCATTTACCTTTAAACTTCTTATATTCTTTACTTTGGTATCTTCTATTTCATAACTTACATCTTCATCAAGAGTATCTTCTATTGTTTCTGTTTCCACACCTCTTTGTGCAATGGTTAAAAAATTATTGTTTCGTAGGAACCATAAAAGTTCGCTTTTTAAATCTTGGATATTTATCATATTTCCTCTTGAATTATCTTATTTAGATGTTTAAATAAAGTTTCTCTAATAAAAGGGTTTGGTTTCTTTCCATATTTTCTTAGATATTTTGCTACTGGATAAGCCAGATTTTCATCACCTAAAACTCTCTTGCACCAACCTTTTAATTCTTCTGCACTTATCGGCGTCCCGGGAGAGAAACCATATTCTACTTGTTCTCCGTAGCCGTTCATAGAAATAAGTAATCCATTTGAACTTGGGCTTACTACTATTGAATTTCTAAGTAGTCCCGTATCAACAGGGCAACTTTCTTTAAGTTTTCCCTCAACTTTCAATGCTATTCTGTTTAATGCTCTTGCAGTATCCCTCATCTTAAACCTCTTGGTTACTATTTTAATAATATTCAAAAGTATTTAAGTTTAATCAAATCATATAAACAAGGCATTTCTGAAAGCAATCAATATCTAAAATAGAATACATATTAATCGTGTCAATTCTATAATCGTTATTTTGATAATTAATTAAATAATCTCTTTCTATTTTAATGTCTGGCGTTGTCCATAATACGCTTGGAGAATTGTAAGTCATTCCTTGAGGTTTAAGGTTATATTTATCATCAGGATTATTTAACTTTATTTTTATGCTGACTGGGGTCCCTTCTGTTTTTATCTTATCCCCTGTTTCATTATCAATTTTATAGGTTATTGGAGTTAAAACTGCGGTTATATAACATTTTTCTAATTGCTCTTTGAATTTGTCTCTTACTCCTTCACCTGTGACCATTAGATAACCTTAAATTTTATTTTCCTCTCTGAATTGATTAAACCTACTTCTTCTATTAGTCGGTTTTTTTCCTTTTCAAGAGTTTCAAAATAAATGTTACCCTCACTTCCCCTAAGGGGTCTTACTGATTGTGTAAAATCCCCTAATGTAAAACCCTCTACTGCATTCTCGTTTATGTCTTTACCAGAAAGACAGATTAAGAGTTGTATTGCACAAAGAACTCTAACTAAATCTTTAACTGCTTGTGTTGGGGTTTCTCCCCCATATTTTCCTGTTACTTTTATATTATTAAATTCTGTAACTGGACTTAATTTAAATAAATCTCTATGAAATATAATTAAGGCACTATCATAATCAATATCATAATCATACTTTTCTCTTAATAATCTCCAAGAAGTTTCATACCCACTTTTTTCATAAACTTTAATGTCTGAGATATTTTTTAATTGCAACCTTGCGATTCTGTTTCCTTCCATAAATCTACTGCTTACTATCTTCTCAAAGGTTTCTTTTTCATCTTCTTCTTCAATTAAAAATGTAGTGCCTAACTTATCTTCAATGGACGCAGTAGCTTCGTCTATTAATCTGTCAAGATAATCTAGATTAATTGGTGTCGGTAAGTCTAATAAATCTATTCCTATTGTGTTTACTATACTCTCTGGAGTTGTTAATCTCATAAAATAATGAATAAGATAATCTATTTAAATTTAATGAATTACTTCTCGTAAGGAGATTTAAGTCTAAAGTTCTGTTTTACAAATAATTTAAACTGCCTTGTGATAGCTACTCGATTATCTAACGATATAAAATGACTATATTTTAATCGAGTTAATTGAAGTAGACTATAAACTTTAAAATCCTTTGTATATGTTGGTTCTAATTTATTTAAGTTTGCATAAATACTCCTATGAACATAAGGTTTTCTTCTCCAAGGAATATTTCTAAAAGTATCAATAAATTTCTTTTTGTTTATCATAATTGGATAGTGTATTTCGTAATCTATTGCTTCATCTCCAACAATTTTTAAAGTATTCTTCATAGAATAAAGATATTTATTATTCCCATATCTTCTTTCGTAATATTCTAAAGTCCTTTTTAAACTCTTTCTCGCATAATTTGGGATTGATTTTGTTTCTTTTAAAAATATAAAATCGTCATTCATTAAGATAAAATCTTCACTTATTTCTGAGTTATTACAGGCGATAAGTATTTTTTTAATTGCATTTTGGTTTTTATGAATGTAACTATCTGCGACTTGAATATGTTTGGCATTTTTAACGAATGGGGGCAAGTATCCAATAAACCAAATATTCCCTATTCCTATTTTAAGATTTTTTAAACTCCTAAGAGATGTCCTAAGTTCTATATCTTCAAATTGTTTTTTATAAATATAAACTAAGTCATATTTTTTAGGTTCTGTTTGTTCAGTCATATCTTTTTTATTGCCTCAATAAGTTTATTTTGAATTTCTTTTAATTTTTCTCTACTCAATTCTTGATTAAATGAATTTCTATCTGTTCCGCTTAGATAATCTCTGAATTTAAATCCTTCGCCAATTACATTATTACTTAATTCTATCCATTCTGATTTAATTCCATAAGCTTCTGCAATTATTAAGCCGTGTAAACTTGAACTGATTATTTTATCACAAGATTTAATTTCATTCACAAATTCCTTCCAATTAGATTGAACATCTATTTTATATCCTTCTCCTTTATACAAACCCTTGTCAATATAATGCTCCACTATTCCTATTTTATGTTTCTTTTCTACTTTTGGATTGTAGATTAACGGAAGTAATAAAGCGGGGTCTCCAAAAGTATCACAATCAGAATTTAATAATTTCTTAGTTAATCTTCCTCTAAGGGCTAATATTTTTACATCTTTAGGAAGTTTTATTTTCTTATCTTTAATGCTACCAGAACCAAAAATAATATCTCCTTCTTTTACTGCACTAACCACACTACCCACTCCGATTAATTTATTCTTTTCTTTACGGCCCACCAATTTTACTTCAAAACCAAAATGTTCTAAAATAGGTTTATTTAACATATCTCCTACATTATTATTTCCATCATTAAGGAAGAATACTTTTATCTTTTTATTTAATTCTCTTGTGTGTTTTATTGTTTGGGGGTAATCTAAACCTCCATAAACACAACCAATTAATCCTTTTTTAGTCAAATTCTCTTCAATACCAAAGGAGCCAGAATCTAATTTTATTAGGTCTTTATACTTTAAGAATTCTTGTAAGTTTATTATATGAGGATTATTGCTTAAATTATCTGTTTCGCAGTAAGGTATTTTTGCCTTTTTTTCTCTGACAAAACTTTGGTATCTTTTTAAGAATTTGTTGTTTGGTCTCTTATTAAATCTAAAATGATAAATATTATTTTCTTTCATTAGTTTTGTAATCTCTTCAAGAGAATGATTTATGTTTTGAAAATTCCAATCGTGTTCTAATTGGAATATAAAATCTTCATTTGACTCCAAAGATTTTAAATATCCATCAGATAAGCTATTTGTTTTTATTATCTCGCAATCAAAGAATTCTTTTAGGTTTTTATAGTAATCTTCATATAATTCTGGATTAGGGTTTGGGTCTAAGTAAATAGTTGTAGGAATTTTCCCAAAAGTATCAATAAAAGAATTATATGTATTTTTTATTAAATTAATATTTGGTGCTTCTTTGTGACAGTTAGTAAAGAGATTCAACATCATATCAGAATGTCTTTCTCCTTTATAGTGGTGTTAATATTGTAATCGTTTATAGTCATAGTTACAAGACCCTCTACATAAATAATTTTATCCCATTTCTCGTCACACATTCTAAAATGACTTCTAAAATATAAGAATAAATAATCTTTATCTAAATCTTGTTTAATCGCATAACAAGGAGAACATCTTTTTGTCTTTTCATAATTTCTCATTATATATTTTTTTCCAGTCTTCTCTTCGTATTTAATTGGCTGAAAACTTAATAAAACTCTTCCTTTTTCTTTTCTTGTTAATTTTAATGCGGTTTTAATTAGGTTTTTATGGGGTAAGTCGTCACTATCCAATGCAATCTGTAAATCATATTTATCTAAACCTTCCACAGTTTCCCATTGATTAAAATCATATAAATTAGGTAATTTCTCTTTTGGTTCTTCATATTTTGCCTTAAATGTTTTGATACCTAAATCTTCAAATAATTTTTTATGATTGTCTTCACACCAAACACAAATATCAAATTTTTTATAGGTTTGATTTTTTAGTCTTGGTAGAACTTCTCTTTTAAAATAGTCAAATCTTTTCTTAAATAGTTCTTCATCTTTATAATGAAATCTAGTTATAACTGCTATTTTCATAAAAAAAGTATATTTCTATACTTTATAAACATTTTGAAAAAATAAAAAAATAAAAAAATAAGTTTAGTTTACTTACGGACTTTCAGACGGACTTTCGTCGTCATCTGTTGCTATATTGTAAGCTACGCAAATAGCTCCATTATGTTGTGCAACGAATCCGATGTCTTCAACTATGATTAACTGCTTCCTATCAAATCGTGGGTCATCCCATATCTTCAAGTTAAGTGTTCTTTCTGCTACACTTGGAACACCCCAATACAAGAAGTTTGGATTGAATAGTATTGCTATTGTCTTATCTGTGCTTTCTCCGTCATAAACACCAGAGGCGTTTAAGTCAGACCTTACATAGCCAGTTTCAATAGTGGAAATACCATTAACCTTTCCTGCTTCTCCTGTTAGGATTGTTGCTTGAGGACCGGATTTGTCCAGAGTTTGTAACTGTTCAGTATCACGAAGTTGTCTTGCTACTGCTGGGCTTACTAAAAGGACTAAATCATTAACCCTTCCACGACCATATCTACCCAATTTCTCCTGCATTCTATTAACAGTAGAAATTTTGAATACATCGCCGTTATTGTCGTAAGTAACGCCTGCAAGTTTTCTAAGTCCCTTAAATGCTTTCCTTCTGTCTGATGCACTTGAGACATCGCTGTCTTGGTGTGAAGGGTTTGTGTCATCTCCATTAATAAGTAAATCTACTTCACTTTCTACCATTTCTGATATTAAAGTTTCTCGTAGCATCCCTTCAATTTGAGGTGATACATCGTAAGCAAGGAACTTATTGTCAACCATCAAGTTCATAGTTAGAGTTTTCAATTCAATTTCTACATCTGTCGTATTTCTTGAACTTAGAGCAATTTGATTTGCAGGGTCTGTAGAAGTAATTGAAGCTGATAAGTATTGTGCTACTGCCATATCTGAGAACTTAGGGATTTTTTCCTTAGTTGTAGACATAACAAACGTAGGAATAGTTTGTCTGTGCCAAGCTCTTTCATAAACTTGTGTAATAATCTGAGCAGAATAATTTACTGGAATAAACTCTTTACCAGAAGTAGGTGTATCATAAGTCAATGCTTTCTTAAAGAAAGAATTCTCTGATATGCCTTCTTCGGATGCTTTTTTGAGTTCCTCATAGTATTCTTTTCCGATTAAAGTTGTTTTTGCCATTATTTCTCCTTAATTTAATTATAATCTAAGAATGTCGCAAGAAATCTAATAAAGGAGTTTTTACTTTATGAGTATCTTGTTCAAACTTAGATGAGTCTGATGGAATTGATTTTCTAATTTTTTTCTTTTCCTCTTCTTTTTCCTCTTCCTCTTTTTCGTCTTCTTTTTCTTTATTGTTTAATTTTTCTTTTAAATTTTTATTTTCTTCTACCACTTCCTTTATTTTAACTTCCATTTCTTCTAATTGTTTTCTTAATGCGTCTAACAAAGGGGTTTTAGATTTTTCTTTGAAATCTTTTACTGGGTTATATGGTTTTTCTTTTGGTTTCTGTTCTGGTTTAACTTCTTCTTTTTCTTCCTCTTTTTCCACAGGTTTCTCTGTTTCAGTTTTAGGTTCTTCCTTAACTTCTTCTGTTTCAGTTTTTGGAGTTTCAACTACTTCTTGTGTGCCTTCTGCATTATCTGGAGAAGGCGAATTTGTTTGAGGTTCTGTTTCTGTAGTTACTTCTTCTGTTGCCTCGTTAGAATTATCAGTGTTCACTTCTTCCATATCTTTATTAATAATTACATTGTATTTAAGTTTTTCGCTTTTATCCTTTTGGAAGTTTTCTATGATTTTCTTAGATTTTACAAATGCACCGACCAATAAGGCCTCTTGATTTGCAGGAATACTTGTTAAACTTACTTCTCTGAATACTACTTTTTTAACTACATTAACATATTTCTTTAATTTTGTATCGTATTCTGTTTCAACTTGTAAGAAACTTCCGCCAACAGAGAATCCATCTAAATAACCTTCATTAATTGATTTCCATACTTCCTCTGCTCGTTCGTGATTTTCATTTAACTTTGCTAAAATTATTAATCCCTTTTTTGTTACCTTTTTATCAATTATAATTCCTATTGCTATATCTGTATACTGGTGTCCTAAAAATATTTTATTATAAGGTGCTTTTGTTAAATCCTTTGCTCCTTCTTCTATTGCTTTTAATTCTATTCTGTCTCCTTGACTATCAACAACTGGCAAACTTGCAAAGCCGTAGAAATATCTTCCATTCTCTAAATTAATATTAAATTCATTCTCGTTACTAAGGGTTTTTACTTTATAAAAAGGAAAGTTGAAGTCAATTATCCCCTCTTCTATATCAAATATCATAAAAAAGATAATTGTCTAAACTATTTAAATTTATTGATTTAAGAATTAATCTAAAATTGGTATTGTTCTACACTTTATTCTATTCTACGAACACTACCGAACTTCTGCAGTTGGGATGAAGAGGGGGGCTTTCAACTCCAGCGCCGTCTATATCTATAAATGTTTCACCTTTTGTTAAGTCAATTATCCTTCCAGCTTGTTCTCTGCAAGTATCAGAAGTTCTATCATCAAGAGCAACAACCAATTTAACTTTTTTAACTCCTGCCTGTTTGTATGCTTCCATTCTTCCAATATTACTTGCACGAACGACTTCTGTTCTCGCTATTGTATTTGCTCTATTTTTATCAACTTCTAAACCTTCTTTTACTGCTTTTGAAATTTGATTTATTCCTTCTCCGTTTATAATTCCTCTTCTTAAAATCTGTCTTAATTTATTTCTTATGTCTTCGTCTACTCCTTTTATTAAATCAAAAGTATACTTTTTAAGGAAGTTTAATTTTTCTGTATTTAAATTAATTCTTTTTTTAATATCTAATTGTGCTTTATTATGTCCTAAGTTAAATAATTTTGCTACTTGGTTATCAATATCTTGTCTTATTGTATCTGGAGAATTTTTACTTAATATTTTGTTTATTAAAATGTCTGGGTCTTCTATTTGTTTTTTAAAGTTTGGTTCTGTTTTTATTATTTGGATGGTGTCTGTTTGTATTTTTCTAATCCAATTTTGTAATATAGAATAAAATTGTTTTTCATCTCTTAATTTTACTGCACTCTCTCTTGGGAAGTTTTCAGTCTTTTTTTTTTGAATTGATTTTGTAAATGATTTTTGTTCTTCGTCTTCTTCGTCTTCTTCCTCGTTCTCTTCAAAAGGATTTTCTTGCTCTTGGTTAAACGGATTACTCTCTGGATTATTCGTTTTTCTTACTTCGTCAGCCCAATCTTCTTCAATTAATTTATAACCCAATTCTTCTCTTACTTCATTAACACTTGTAGGCAATCTATTTAATCTTTCTGCAATTTCGGTCTCTCTTAATGTATCTCTTTTATTTACACTTATTAATTCAAACTCTATATTTTCTAAGCCGAGAGTATCATTAAATAATCTTTTTGTTACTATGTTTTGGATTACTTCTTGCATACTTGCTACTGCTTCATCAAAATCTTTATTCTCTTCTCCAGCAGTGGATTTATTACTTCCTTGAGGAATACCTACATTAATTGGATGGAGCATTAAACCAGTTATTTGATTTTGTCTTAAATAATTTAAAAGCATTTCAAACTGCATATCATCTCCTTTAATTAAGTCTGAATAAGTTACATCTGCCTGTTCTCCGCCTTTTAGATAAATATCTCTTTGTGGGTCGTCTTTACACTCACTTATTACTTTTGTCATTTCGTCAAATTCATTATCACTCATTCCCTTAAATAACCAAAATCCTCTTAATTTCTCTCTTTCAAATCTCTTTCCTAAATTTCTCTCTGCAAATCTCTTAATTGCACTTGCGTATAAAATACTTTCAATTAAACCTATTCCATATAAATTATCTCCTAAATTTTCTATTGTGTAATGGATTACATTTTCAGGTTCTAATGTTGCTACAATCTTTCCATCTATTTTTTGAATATAATTTTTAACTTCTCCTGTTTCTTTGTCTTTTTCTATTGTTATCTCGTGCGGATTCAAACTAAAAACTTCTTCATTTACTTCATGGTATCCATTACCGCCAATTAAAGCCATTCTTATGTCATTTTTCAATTTTAAATAATAATTAGTTCTCTTGATAAATTCCTTAGCAGTTTCTATCTCAGTTTCGTATCCTTCTTTTGCATTTATTCTATAACCATCAGAAAACATTTTATTTATAATTGTATTAATCCCTCTTTTTATCACTGGGTCGCTTCTGTAATAGGATAATAGCATTAACTCATCTATTTTATACTCTTCCTTTGTCTTGCTGTCTGATTTAGCACGATTTACTATCTTCTGGTTAGAACTCCAATTTTTAAAAAACCCCTTCATTCTCTTAAATAATCCCATAAAATAACTATTAACCTAATCTATTTAAATTTATTGGATTTAACCAAAAGATATTCTTGGTTTTTGAAATCCATAACTTTCATTTTCTAAAGCATATCTACAGGCGTCACAGCAATCATCGTTTATTTCAACAGGGACATCTAATCTAATTCCATTTTTATCTAACTTCCACTTGTAAGATTTTAATTCTTTAATTAGATTTACACTTTCTTTTGTTACATAAATTTTATTTATTTTAATAAAATTAATTCCTCTTAACACACTTCCCTGCTCTTTTTTTGCTGGGTGTATATTAAATCCTGCTCTTTTTATTTCTTCAATCATTTCTGGTCTTGAACTATCTGCGATTATTTTATCAGAGTATTTTAATTTATTTTGTTTTACTAATTCTCTTAACTCGTGGATTAAACTATCACTTGTTAAACCAGATTTATATAACAATTCTTCAAACAAAATTATTCCTTTTGTGTATTTTGCTTTGACTAACGCTGTTGGGTGATTATATCCAAAATCTAAACCAAATAATTCAATTCCATCAAATTTCTGTCCTTCGTAATACCCCCAATGAGTATAAATCGTTGTTTCACTTATTCCTTTCTCGCCTAAACCATAAACACGCCAGTAATTTTCATCCACTCCTTTGTATGACTCTATTTCTTGCTTTATTCTATCTGGAAGAAAAGGATTATCAAGATAAGTCGTTTTATAAAACGCACAATCTTCTCTTGGGATTATTTTATCATAAATATAAGAAAATTCATCAGAGGGATTATAATCTAAAATTGTTAATTTAGTAGTTCTCTGGTTTAATTGTTTAAAATCATCTTCATTAAATTCGTTTGCTTCATTTAGAAATAAATAACTTCTTTTGGCTCCCCTTATCTTTGTTTCTTGGTCTACGCTTCCAAATCTTATTAAATTATTCTTTATTGTGTATGTATGGTCTGATTTATTATGATTTTCTTCTGAATATAAGTTATTTTCTTTTAATATCTGAAAGAAATCATGCATTATACTGGTTCTTAAACTTGGAAATGTCTTTCTAAAAATGTCTATTATTTCTTTATCCCAATCAGTTAAGCAGTGAATTATAAACCAAATAAGGATATTATAAGATTTTCCTGCCCTTGAACCTCCTTGGCATACTATTATTTGCTTATTTTGGCTCTTCGCTTCCTCTAATTGTTGATAAACTTTCGTTGTCCTTATTTTTTGTGTCATTAGTATGGACTATTTCTAATATTATTTTTTGTTCTTTATTTCCTACTTCTTCTGTTGTTAAATGTTCTCCATATCCTCGGTCCCTATTTTTTGTTTTATTAAAATGTAATACTGCTTGAGGGTTCTTTTCTGCGATTAATCCTATTAATGCCTTTTCTCCTAAATCTTTTAAAACTAAATCCGCGCCCTTGCATGCTTCTTTGTAAATTGGGTCGTCATTTAACCAATTATAATGTGTTCTATGAGGTAGATTAATTGACCTGCAAGCGTCTGAAACTATGCCGAATTTGCTTATTAGAGCCTCTACCATTAACTTTTTTCTACCTCTTAGTCCTTTTACTCTATCTTTATGCCTTTTTGTGCTGAATTCTTCTTTAACCATTTGTGCGAAATCTGTTAAAAATTGTTCGCTTTCTTCACTTTTTTGTTTAACTTCTGTATCTTTTTCTTCTGTTCCCATTGTTTTTTGAATATTATTAAGTATTTAACTTTATTGGTTCTTTATTTGTGAGATTAAAATATCTTTCCATTATTACACTACAATATATTTGCAGTTTTTCCATTTTATTTTAAATTATGAACTTTTCTATGGCAACTCTCACAAAGTATCTCTAAGTTATAAATTGAATTATTATTTCGGTTTTGGTCTTTGTGATGAATTTGAGTTTTATCTCTACTTCCACATTTACAGATTCTTTTAAGTTTTCTGCCTACTCTCTGGGCTTCAATCCTTAACTTCCGTTTTTCCAGAGATTTCTTTATTTTCCTCTGTGTTTTTGACATTATAATTCTTTTCTATTTCTTCTGTTAATTCAGTAAAGAATTTAATTTGTTTTTCATAAGCATTGCTGTCTTGTTCAAACTTTTGTTTCATTATTTCAAAGTTTTCTTTTTGTGCTTTTAGAAATTCTTTAAATTCTTTATAAGTTTTTATTATCCCTTGCTCTGTGTAAATATCTTCTGCTTTTGCTGTGTAATCTTCTGTCTTTGTTAATTTCTTTATTGTGAATTCTTTTGTCTCAGGGTTAAAGATAAAATCTCTATTTTCTTCTTTCATTTTGCCTCCATAGATTTAATTATTAAATAAATTACTGCAATGGGCCAGAATACTATAATCCAAAATATTAACTTCGGCAAGAACAAGCTTATTTTTACCATAAGAACTTATATCTGCTTTATTTATTTTTCCTTCACTATGTAATTCATTTAAATATTTAAGGATTGTTGCGTGTGTAATTGAATCATATTTATTTAATTCTTTAATCATTAATAAAATTCTATAAGTAGAACTTGGTCTATTAAGACATTTTAAAATATCTTCTTCTATTCCGTTGTGCCGGGTGAATTTCATTCCTGTTTCGGCCAAACGATCAATGTTGGGTGTTTCAATCCGTTTCTGCCCGTAGCATCCCAAATCACCATAACCCAAGTCGTCTGCCAGAATAAATATAACATTAGGTTTCTTAAACTCTTGCCGGGAAGGATTACAGGAAACACATAGCATCCCGAACAAGGCCCATAGCATAAAAAATCTTTCATCTGATTTCATTTCATAAAATTTTACTATTTATTATTTCA